CTATCGCATCGCAAGAAAATTCTAATTGTAAGAAATTCTTAATTGCGGTACAGATATTTTGGTAGTAATATACACATGGAACAGGAAAACAGGGTATAATTTGAAAGGAGGTGAATTTGTGGAAGTTCAGACAAGGTTAGCACAGTACATTAGGGAATACGGAATCAAACAGACCGTAATTGCGTCAAAAACAGGGATGCTTGATAGCAAGGTATCCGATATTCTGAACGGCAAGCGCAAACTTTCGGCGGATGATTTCGCGAAGATTTGCAAAGCAATCGGAAAAGAGCCTAACGATTTCATGGGGGTTGACTAATGGGAATAATCATTGACAAAGAATTTCAAGCCTTGATTCCGCCCCTGTCGGATGACGAATTCCGCCAGCTTGAGGAAAACTGCATCCGCGACGGCATCCGGGATCCGCTGGTGACATGGCCACAGGATGACGGAAACCAAATTCTGATTGACGGTCATAACCGCTGGGAGATATCCGCAAAGAATGCCGGTATCCCGTTCAAGATTGTTCAGATGCGGTTCGCGAATCGGGCGGAGGCTGAAACGTGGATTCTAAAGAATCAGATTGGGCGGCGCAACCTTCCGAGATACGTTATAGCGCAGTTGACATTGAGGTTAAAGTCAGCGATTGCGGAACAAGCAAAGGAAAATGAACGGTTAGGCGGTAAAGGTTCACAGAAATCTGTAAACCATAAAACCGATACCCAAAAAGAACTTGCCCGGATCGCGGGTGTATCACATGACACAATCCACAAGGTGGAAGTTATCGAAAAGAACGCACCGGAGCCAATAAAGCAAGCTGCGCGGCGTGGTGATCTTTCAATCAACAAAGCATATCAGCTCACGACCAACAAGCCGCCAGCGGCACAAATGAAAGAATTCATTGATGAAACGCAACAGCGGCATGAAGAATTTAAAGATTCTGATTCCGTCAATATCGCGGATATCCGACAGGATAAAAACGATAGAAAAGTGTTAGCCGGGGAATTATATCGGCGGTGTTTGGCAATGGCGAAACCTATCAGCGATTTGTATATCGACTGCATCGAAACAAAGCATTTCAGCCTTCGCGAAATGTCAAAAGAACTGACAGCGGAACAGCGGCAAGGTTTACAAGAAACCTTTGCGCGGTTGGTTGCGAACATTACAACGCTATCAATGGAGGTGATAGAAGATTGAGGGCAAACATTTCTATAATTGTCGATCTTGTGATTGATGGCATCGAGCGCGAGATGGAAGAAAACAAAAAGTTTTTCATCCGAACGCAGACTATAAAACGGCGTGTTTCAGCCTGGTTCCATCACGGGCTGACGGCAGATGATGAGGATATTAATTATCTTGCAAGGATTGGACTTGAACAGGTTATTCAGTCCCGGCTTTATTATCGGGATTATCGTTCTGTTCGTTCCGGATTCTTTGTCTGTGTTTCGACTTGCGACAACGAACAAATTCTGAATGTGATTCTTGATAGCGCATTGGAAAACGCCGAATCAAAACAGAAAGTGGTTGCACGGTTGGCGGAACTGAAAGCAAAGAAAACCGGGCAAACAGAAATGACTTTTAGCGGTTCTGATTTTTCCGGCTATGTTGTCCCGAAAAACGAATCTGAATTCATGCGAGATATTGCAGCTTATGCAATCTAGCGGGAGGGTATAACAATGTCACCATTTGCGGAACATGTGCAAGCTATCAGCCGGTTTTTTGATCAAGTCGATTCCGGGCGGATGCGACTTCAAGACGGCGTGAAGGAATTCAAACGCCTGGAAAATCTGATTATGGCTGATTGGATCGCCGGGAAGATTTCCGCCAGCGGCAAAGAAACGCTGCTTGATATCTTGCGGGAGTGGAGGAACCCGAATGGAAAAGACGAATTTAAATGTTGATCGGTTGCTGGCGGCGCTTTCCGTCATCCTGTCGGAGCGTACCGGATTAGATGTGACCGTGAGGAAGGGAGAACCAAACAATGACTTTAAAAGGTTATCTGACATTGGCGGCAGTATTGGAGCGTGAGCATTTCGACTATGACGCCAAAAAAGCAAAAAAGGAAATCGAAAGGCTTAGAAGTGAGTTAATGGAAGATGTGATCCGGTTCAACACGTTAAGCATCGGCGAAAAGAAACAGGTGCTTTCGGTTCTTATGTACGGAATGAAGGAGGAAACCACAGATGACAAATGCGAATAAAGCGTTATGCAGTCTGCCGGGAATGCCGACACATTTGGAATATATCCCTATTACAAGCGATCCCCAAAGAGGGGTATCTATGCCCGATCTGCCGGATGACGATTTGGATGAAATGGACGGCCCCGGCCCGCTGATGAATTTTGTTCTTGGCATGGGCGAATTCTTCACGTTGGCGGCAGTCTTCGCGGCGTTCTCTTTAATGCTGATGGTAGCTGGAGCATGAAAAAGCGCACCGGGAAAACGGCCCGACGCGCTTAGAAGGTAACAAAGGTTGGCGGCCCTTGTTGCCTTGATTATAACACAAGGAGTTAAGAATGAACATTTATGAAAAACTGGCGGTTATTCAGCACAAGTTGAAAGCCCCGAAAGGACAAGAAAACAGATTCGGCGGTTATAAATACCGGTCTTGCGAAGATATTCTTGAAGCTGTCAAGCCGCTGTTATATGAAACAAAAACGGCGCTGACCATTTCGGACATGATCGAAAACGTGGACGGGCGCTATTACATCCTGGCAACAGCCAAATTAACAAACTGCGACGAACCCGGCGAAGCCATCACAAATACGGCTTATGCCCGTGAAGCTGAATCAAAAAAAGGCATGGACGATTCGCAGATCACCGGTTCCGCGTCATCCTATGCGCGGAAATACGCTTTAAACGGCCTTTTTTGTATCGATGATACAAAAGATGCTGACGCATGGAACGCGGGCGATGGCCAACCGGCCACAAAGGGCAAGAAGGCCGCCACGAAGGACAGCGGAACCGCCACAACAGCAACCGCAAATTATTTGAAGAAAATGATTGTTAAATACGCTTACCGGGATTTCGGCGGGCAGATTATGAAACATTACAATGTCGATTCTATTGACGCCATGACGCCGGAACAGTTAGCAACGGCGGCAAAACAGGCGGAAGCATACAACGAAGCACACAAGAATGAACCGGAGGCAAAAGAGAATGAATAGTGTTTCTTTAGTTGGACGATTAACCAGGGATCCGGAGATCAAAGCCACGAATTCCGGCAGCTCTTACGCCCGTTTTTCTATCGCGGTTGACCGGCGCGGGAAGGATGCCGGAACCGACTTTATCAACATTGTCGCGTTCGGCAAGACATCCGAATTCATCGAAAGATATTTCCGCAAGGGTCAGCGCATTGGCATTAACGGACGGATTCAGACCGGCAGCTATGAAGGGAAGGACGGCAAGAAGGTTTATACATTCGATGTCATCGCGGAAAACGTGGAATTTGTCGAGAGTAAGAGCGCATCCGCCAGCGCCACACCCGCAAACGCTGATGGGTTCGTTAATATCCCGGATGGCGTAGAGGATCTAGGTCTGCCGTTTAACTAATGACTATACAGGTTGATAGCCGGGAAAAGGCACACGCGATAACGAGGATATTGGAGCATTTCCGCGCTTCCGGGGTCAAGTATTACATTTCAAAGCTCTATATCGGGGATTACATGAATCTTGATAACCCCCGCGTAATCGTTGACCGGAAACAAAACCTTGATGAGTTATGCGGGAACGTGTGCCGCCAACATGAACGATTCCGAGCGGAGCTGATACGCGCCCAGGAAAACGGCATCCGGCTAATTATCCTTTGCGAACACGGACACGGAATCAAAAGCCTTGACGATGTTCTGTTTTGGCGGAATCCGAGAGCGCGAACCAAAAAGCTGATTAATGGGCGCTGGACATGGACCGAACAAAAGGTGATGCACGGGGACACGCTTTATAAAATCCTTTGCACCATGCAGCGCAAATACGGCGTTTCGTTCCTGTTCTGCGACAAGGGCGAAACAGGGCGGCGGATTGTGGAGATTCTGAGCAATGACGAACATTGACGATATCAAGCGGGATCACCCAATGCCGGAAGTCGTGCGCCAATACGGCATAGAGATTAACCGCACCGGGTTCTGTCGGTGTCCCTTCCACAACGAAAGAACGGCGTCCATGAAGATTTACGCGCAGAGCTTTTATTGCTTCGGGTGCGGCGCTGGTGGCGATGTCATTGATTTTGTTCGTTTATACGAACGATGCGACTTCAAAACGGCGTTTCGGATGTTGGGCGGGGAATTCGACAACCATACAAAAAAACACGCTTTAAGCGCCTATAAACGCGATGCAGACAAGCGCACAAGGGAAA